TCCAGTACAGACTCAATGGCAAAAGAGGAGCCTTCATAACTATTCCCCCATGTCACTGGGATTTTCTCCTATTCTTTCTACCTTTACTATGTCCTTGTGTTTAGTCCTTTTATAAGTTTTACCATATCTTTTATCAAACTGAGGTTTTCCGGTTAACAATTGTGAGATACAACCAGTATGATACCCGTTACTCTTTGCCCAGTCAGTACAATTGTCAATGATAATTTCTCTACCAGTGTCAAAGGTAATTCTGTAGGGACCTTTAGAATGGGCTACACTCATTTTCTTTTTGTACTCAGGAGTATTGTAAGCAGAATTAGGATCAGCCCTCTTAGCTTTAGCATCTTCACTCTGTTTCTTTCTGAACTCAGGATCATCCCACTGAGCTTTAGCATCTTCACTCTGTTTCTTTCTGAACTCAGGATCAGCCCACTGAGCTTTAGCAGATGCACTCCTTTTCTTTATCCACTCAGGGTCTTCATATGTTTCCACAGGACAATAAAATCTAATACCTCCCACGTTCTTGTTATAGTATTCCTTCTGGTCTGTTCCCTCTAGCACAGCGGTGAGTACATGGTACTTCATCTGGTAGTACTGCTCGTAGTAGTGCAGGCCTCGCTTGGTCTCGTACTCTTGTATGATCTCAAACTTAAAGTTTCTCTTCCCGATCTTCTCTATGTCAGCGCACAGTTCCTTGGAAGAAGAGGTGTATACTTTCCAGTTGGAAGGCTTGTACCTTTTCCTATGACGCATCTGCCAGTACTGCTTACACCCCACGTACTTCCTCTGGTTCTTCTTGTTGGTGATCAGGTAAACAAAACCAAAGTAGTGATCAGGGTCAGAGACCCGTGTCTTGTCATCTCTAAAAGTCCAGTGCATTTCGTTCATATCCTCCAGTGCTTGGTCGTAGTCTTCTCCAAACCATACTTCATTACAAGTGTAACAGTAACCGTGGCTATCATAGAAGACAAAACCGTTGGGAGAGGAACAAAACTTACACTCTTGGTAAGACAGTATGATAGATTGGTCTGGTCTAGGGGCCGCGCTCAAAAGAAATCCTCCTCTACTCTGGGTTCCCGCTGCACATGGGTGAAGTACTCAGGTCCTCGGGAGTAGTTGTACTTCCTGAGACCTTGTCCGTTGTTAGAATCTTCCCAGCACTTTGACTTGAAGTCACAGTACTTACAGTTGAACCCCAGCTTCCTGTTACCTGATGCTTCTTCTACCTCTGAGTAGCACCGGGCAGGGGGAAGATCATGGGGCATAATCTCTTTCAGGTACCCTATTCTCTGAACAGGGTCCACTCTGTCCAGCGGTACCTCTAGCAGGTTGAGTCCTCCCCCGCTCTTGTCAATGGACAGGAAGTAACCCTTCTCTTTTCCCAGTGCTTTACCATAGGAACTTAGCTGGTAGAGGTAACCAAAGGGATCGTCGCCCTTGAGTATGCTCCCGTCTACAAACTTTTTAAATCCATAGGGAGAGGCAGACTTAACATCCACTAGCTCACCGTCTATCAGACAGTCTATGTGTCCCTTGACCTGCCCCACTGTTACTTCTTTCTGACAATCCTTTACACTGTGACCTGCTTCCTTGACAAGGAGAAGGACGAAAGCTTCTAGCAGATGACCAAAGCAGAACTTGATACGCGCATCTGTACTCAGAGGTTCTTTCTCGTACCCGTGGTAATCGTACCAGAGCTTTCTATCCTCTCTTCCAACCGCTGATAGTCTTAGCTTCCCCTTGTTGTCACGGTTGACACTCTCTTCAAAAAAGTTTTCCATCACCTCCTTTATTTCTTCTAGGAAGACAGCAAGATTGTCCTTCGCTGGTCCCTTACCCTCTTCTAAACGATTGCTGATATCCACCAGAAGAGAATCAATCTTGCTGTCTACCATCTCCTAGAGTCCTTTGTCTTCGTTGGTCTCGTTGGAGAAGTCTTCATCTCCCGTGTACCCACTGTCCACGGTGGAGAAATCTTCTGATGCTGGCCCATCGTAGGGTACCAGTTCAAGAACTTGGATAGCGTCTAGGTAGAACACGCTCTTACCTGCCCACTGTCCTTGCTCCATCTCTTTGGAACGGAAGAGAACATTGACCTTGCTCCCGTTACCAATGGCGGTGCCAGAGATATCATTCTTCTGTGCGTCCACCACACGGGGAGCAGGAAGCTGCTTGCCCTCTCGGGTGAAAGCGTTCTTCTTGAACTTGAAGAAGGGTCCACCACTGGCATGGTTCTTCTTCTTCCCGTCCTTGACAGAGGCAGAGGGGTTCATGCCCTCTATCATCTTGACTGCCTTGGCATCCAGTCCAAGGTCAAGGCACCACTCGGTGTCCTCTTTAGAAGTAGTCTGATACTTCTGTGCTGGTGATTGCGGATCAAGTTTTGCCCAGTAAGCTGTACCTTGTACAATTGGCATGTTATCTAAACTCCTTTAAGTTTACCCAGAATATTCTGGAATGTTTTGATGTTACAGTTCATAGCATCTTCAACGTAGGTTGTCAATACTTTTTTTCCCTTGCTTGTAATTTCACTGGACGACAGTTGATGGTGCATCAGATCGTCTCGCTCCTGTGTTAGCTCTGCTATTCTTTTGTAAGAGTCGTACAACTGCTTTGTCACCTCAGATACGTTGTGCTCCAGTGTCCTTATTGTTTCAACGTGGTCCATCTATTTAGCCTCCTCTGGTTTACTAAGTTTAAATAAAACAAAGGGAGGGAAGTCAGACTCCGGGTGAGGTTCAATCAGTAGTGCTGGAGATTTCTCCTGACTCCAAGGGGTGTACCCCACGTACTCCCAAGTGTATCCCTTGTTTACCTGCTCTTCTACTTTGTCCTTGAACTCTGGATTTGACAGTCCAATAAAGGCCATCAATGCTACTAAACTTACCATGTACTATTCTCCTTTACTTCGCTCGCCCTAGTGTGTCTCTGCCCAGTTGGTACCTACGTTGTACTCGCCTGTCAGTGGACAATTTAATTTGTAGTACTCTCCTGCCTTCTTGATACTTTCTATTCCCAGTATACCTACCATATCCGACAGGGGTTTGTCAACCTCTAACTGCCATTCATCGTGAACATTTGCAACAAACTTTGCCCTCCCTGCACAAGGCGAAGACGCTAACTCCTTGTGAAAGATCAGGAGTGCTCGCTTCATCACCACCGCTGCTGCCCCTTGCAGTTGCGTGTTCAGGGCAGCGTGAGGTGACCTGATCCATAGCATCCTCCCGTCTAGTCCTCTGATGATCCCGCTTCTCTCAGCGGTCAGGATCACCCTGTGCCGTGCCTCTTGTAGGGCAGGGGTAGCCTCTAGAAAATTATCTATCAGTTCCTGTCCGTCCTTGGCACTGCCCTCCACTATGCTCCCGATCTTGGCAGCGCCTGCACCGTAGAGGAATGCATAGATAAATGTTTTTGATTGGGAACGTGAGCTTAGACCTGCTCTCTCTTGGTTAGCTGTGTGTATGTCACCGGAGACCACGATCTCTGTGTACTCTGGATCGTTCATGTAGTGACATAGCATCCTCAGTTCAATGGAAGATGCATCTATACCCACAAGGTTCTGCTTCCTAGGATTACCCGGTACCCATAGTCTCCTGCACTCTGGACCATAGGGTGAGTACACAGCGGGTACCTGTGCCATGTTAGGAGAGGCGTGGGCCATGCGCCCTGTGATTGTGCGAAGGGTTAGGACTTTCCCGTGTACCCTCCCTGTCTCAGGGTTGACGGCGTCTATCCAAGAGTTGATCTGTGCGATCCTCTTCTGGAGCATCATGTACCTGCCAACTATCTTGGCCTCTTCCATGTCAATGCCAGATAGCACGCCCTCGTCTAGCACAGGGGTTCCTAGGTCAGTCTTCTTCACTGGTACCCAGCCCTTCTCCATCAGGCGCTCTCCCACCTGCTTGCGAGAACCCGGGTTAAAGGGGATGTATTTTACCTTGGTCTTCAACTGTACTTCAGTGGGGGGGAAGACCTTCTGCATATCTTCCTTGATCTGTACCAGTTCATCGTTCAGTTCTGCCACCAGTATGCAGGCGTTCTCTTGGTCAAGGGCAAAGCCATTGAGTTCTTGTTCGCTCAGTATCATGCGGACACGGTGCTCTAGTTTGATGGAGTCTCCACTGAACTTGTGTAGCTCAGTCTTCAGCACCTTGTATAGTTTACAAGTCAGCTTGGTGTCTTGCATACAGTACAGTCCCATCTCCTCTGTGTATCCTTGATAGAAGAGGGAAGGATCAAACTCTACCTTTGGGAAAGAGAGCTTCCTTCCCCATGCTTCAAGGGAGTGGCCCCCTTCTCTGACTGGGTTTGCAAGTTGGGATAGGACCAGTGTATCGAGCATCTGCTCTGGTTCAAAACGTATACCCCAAAGAAGATCAAGTATGCGAAAGTCAAAGTGAATAGCGTTATGCCCAATAACTTTATCCGCTTGTGCCGCAAGAGTTGTAAAGAGATTTCTCTCTCCCTCTGTGTATAGTTTAGCGGTCTCCGTTGTAGTGCCATCCTCATTGTCCTCCACCATAACTGTTCCCACGCACCATATGCGGGTAGGGTTGAATCCATCTGTCTCTATGTCCAAGAACAATCGCTTCATCATAGTACCTCGTCAAAATCCTCTGCGTCTGACTCTGCGTCTGACTCTGTCCCTGACTCTGTAGCAGGATCGTCTATCTGTGTCAAGCGCCCTGTGCCACGGTCATAGTGCAGGTGACAGGCGGGGCCGGTGAGTCCAGAGAAACGGTTCTTCAGTACCCGAATCAGGGTGACGTTACGCAGGTACAGGTCAGGGTCCTGCCCGTTCCGCTCCAAGCCAAGTACCATGTTACTCAGTTGACCTATGCCAGCGGTGCCTCTGAGTTCAGAGAGCGAGGTCTGTCCACCCTCCTCGTGTGGCTTACCAGCGGGGCGCTTGGAGTGACTGACCATGCCCAGCCATATGTCTAGCTCAATGGTCAGGGTCTTGAGCTTGGTTGCTATCTCGTCCAGTGCCTTTCGCTCATCGCCTGCGCTCTGGTCACTGACAAGGATAGAGATATGATCTAGGAAAATGTACTTACACCCGCAGGCGTGGCACATATATTTGATGGTGTCTATGATGGTGTCAATGTTGTTTGATCCAAAGGAATCAAAGAACACATACCTGCCTGTGGCCAGAGTTTCCTCAAAGGAATTGTCCCACTCTTCCTGCGTGTACTCGGTGGTGGGCAGGTGCAAGGGCTTACCAGCGGAGAGGCTCATCATTCCCCGGGCAGCGTCCTCCAGTGGTTCCTCCAGAAAGAGAAGACCAATGTTATCCTCGGTGTGCTGTTGTATATGGAAGGCAAGTTCTCTGAGCACCTGAGTCTTGCCCATGCCAGAGCCACTGGTCAGTGTCCACATCTCTCCCTTGCGGATGCCATAGGTCAGGTCTTGAAGACCATCCCACGGGAGCGTGAGGCTGTCTGGCGTGGGTTGATTAAGCAGGCGCTCCAGTAGGTCCTCGCCTCTGACAATGTTGGCAGGGGTATACTTCTCAGAGGCAAACCACCTCCGGGTGAAGTCAGCGGAACGGTTCTCCATCAGGTAGTCGGAGGGGTCCTTGCCCTCGTCTAGCGTGACCACCTTGCTCTTGTTGGGGAACAGCTTGGATACTTGGTTAGCCGCCTGCGTACCGCTCTCGTCACGGTC